GACAATAACTTAGATTTCGCATTGGACGCAGCATCAGCAGCGATAGATGACTTTTGTGGAAGAGTGTTTTATCAAACAGATGTTCAAGATAGATTCTTTGATTGTGAATTTAGTGATTATGTAATGATTGATGATATAGCAACTACAACTAATCTTGTTGTTAAAACACTTAATTCTGATGGTACAGATGATGAAACTTTGACTTTAAATACAGATTATTATTTATATCCTCAAAATGCTAATCAAGAAGATCCAAAGATGCCTTTTGACAAGATAGTTATGGCTATTGAAGTGAGTGGAAAGATACTTCCAACAAAGTATCCAAGAGGTATAAAAGTTACAGCAAAGTTTGGTTTTCCTACACAATCAGGATCAGAAACAGTTCCAGCAGCTATTCAACAAGCAACACTTATTCAAGCATCAAGATTTTTTCAAAGAAAGAATAGTCCAATGGGATTTAGTGGAAATCCAGAAACAGGCCAAGCTCCTGTAATATTCCTATCTGAACTTGATCCAGATGTACAAACACTATGTAAAAAATTTAAGAAAACAACTATGGTACTTGCATCTGGAAGGCCTTATGTTGGCGTTACACAAATAAACAGGAATAGGATCTATGGGGCATGAAACTTACAATCAAAGGTGCTTTAGATTTAAGTAGATCCATAAATAGTCAAACAATATTTAATAAAAGATCAGTAGATACATTTAACAAATTAGGAAGAGATTTTAAACAAGATTCACTAGACAGATTACGATTACCTCCATCTCCTCAATCAAAATCAAGTAAATCAACAGGTAAAACTAAAGATTCTATCTTTGTAGCTAAACTTGGTAACACAAATAGATTGAGAATGAGTGAGGGTGTAAAACTTGCATCAAGTTCAAAAACAGCAATATTTTTACATGGTAAACCAATATTCAGAGGTTTTAAACCAATAAAGAAAACAAAACCATTCTTTCCACCATACAAAAAAGGATCAGGATTAGCTAAATGGGCAGCAAGAGGTACTCCAAAATTAAATGCTTTCTTAGTAGCAAGAGCTATAAGTAAAAGAGGTTTGAAAATGAAGCCATTCATTGGTGGTGTTATTTTTGAAAAACAGGATGAAATAAAAAACGAATTAGACAAAATGTTAGAGAGAATAGCACAAGATATAGCTAAGGCAGTTAAATAATGGCTACATTTTCAAGTATCAGAGATGGACTTAAAACAAGATTAGAAACAGTTTCAGGACTTACAGTCTATGATACTGTACCTGATTTTCTTGATCCTCCAGCAGTAATTATAGCACCATTCAATACTCTTAACTTTGATTCAACAATGCAAAGAGGTAGTGATACTTATGAGATACCTGTAATACTTTACATTCAAAAAGTAGATGCAGCATCTGCACAAGATAGTCTAGATGCGTTTATTGCAAGTTCAGGTGGATCAAGTATCAAAGCAGCAATAGAGGGAGATATAACTTTGGGAGGTGCTGCAATGTCTGTTAGAGTAGTAAGTGCAACTGATTATGGAGAATATGAAGTATCACAGGGTACATCATTTCTTGGAGTAACATTTAATATTGAGGTAATAGGATGAAAATAGAAATTTTAGTAGGAAGTAACTATCCAGATGGAGATGAAGAAGTAAGAGTAGAAGCAGGAGATGTTGTTGAGGTATCCGATAAGATAGCTAAAAGTTTGATAAAGAACAAAGCAGCAGTAAAATTTGATAGTGCAAAGAAAACTAAAAAAAGTAAAAAAAGAGCTAGAAATGAAGATGGGAGTTTTAAGGCAGATGATCCTACAACTCCTGAAAACGAAGCTTGGGAGGTAACTGAATAATGCCAACATTCACACATGGAAAAGAAGCAGTTATCATTCTTGATAATACAAATCTTTCAACAACTTTAACTGATGTATCTGTTTCTCTTTCAGCTGATGTAAGCGAAACAAGTACATTTAGTTCAACATCAAAAACATTTGTTTCGGGCCTGAAAGATGGCTCGGCAACCGCGAGCGGCTACTTTGAATCATCAAGTCCGGATTCAGATGCAGAATACTTAGCACAGTTGGGAAGTTCTGGATCTGCTTTCTCTATTGCACCAATAAACTACACAAGAGGAAATCCGGTTACTTTAGGGAAAGTAGTTGAAACCTCTTATGACAGATCAGCTGATATAGCTGGTGTTGTTGCGGTTGCGGTTGCTTTCCAATTTGATACAGATACATTTGATGGTAAAACTTTGGTAGCTCCAACGGCCTTTACTTCAACATCAACACAAACATCAGTTGATTTTGGAGCAGCAGGTACAAATGGAGGTGGAGCAGTTCTTCATGTAACAGCTGCAAGTGGATCTTCTCCAACATTAGATGCCAAAATACAAACAAGTGCAGATAATGCATCTTTTTCTGATTACATAACATTTAGTCAGAAAACAGGTGTGGGATCTGAATATAAAACAAGTAATAGTAATCCAGCACGATATGCAAGAGCTGTTCTAACAATAGGAGGATCAACTCCTAGTTTTACAGTTGCTATCAGTTTTGGACAGGGAATATAAAGGAGAATAATGCCAACATTTACACATGGAAAGAACGCAGCATTTAAGTTTGATGATTCTGGTGGAACTATAAGAGATATTTCTAATGTTCTTACAGATGTAGCAGTTTCAAGAACAGCTGATGTAAGCGAGGTAAGCGCGTTCAGTAATTCTAGTAAAGCTTTTGTGTCAGGCCTTAAAGATGGATCTATAACCTTAACAGGCACATTTGATGCAACAGTTAATGGTTATTTCACAGGTATTCTTGGATCAGAAGTTGATTTTGAGTTCTATCCAATAGGAACTACCGGAGGAAATCCAAAAGCTAGTGGAAAAGCAATATTGACTGCCTATGATAGAACACCAGATATAGCAGGTGCGGTAGGATTTAGTGCGACTTTTCAATTAACAGGCGATATTACTGAAGGCACTGCGTAAAATATAGATTAACTATACAAAGGAGATCTATATGAAAAGATTAAAACTAGAGGATATTTCTAATCCTCCTGCTCTAAAAGAACAGGAAGTAGAACTAGAAATGTGGAATAAATCTGTAATTGTTACAGGTTTAACAAAAGCAGATACAGTAGAAATCAATGAACTATCTGAAAATGAAGATGGTGTAAGAGATGATGTATTGTTTGAAAAGTATCTTTTGATGAAAGGGATGAAAGATCCTGAATTAGAATCATTAGAAGATGTAGAAAAGTTTTATTCTAATGCTACACCACAAATCATAGATCAGATTCTTCTAGGTGTATATAAATGCATGGCATGGACAAAGGAGGATCAAGCTTCTGTAGCTGAACAATTTCCAGAACAATGAGGAAATATCTTTTGAATTTAGGTTAGCTCTTGAACTAGGAATGACAGTAGATCAGTTAAGAAAAGGAATGTCAGTTCAGGAGTTTGAATATTGGAAACTATACTTTTTAGATAAACAAAAAAAAGAACAAAAGATGATGACAGAACAAAAAGCGAAACAAAGATTGAGGAGGAGATAAATGGCTAGTGCAACACTAGAAATGATCCTCAAACTTACAGGAGCTGATAAAACTTCTAGAGGTTTAGACAAAGTATCTAATGCTGCAAAAGATCTTGATGATGAGGTAAATAATACCACTAGATCAAATCAAAGATTTGGTAAAAGTATGTCTGGACTACAAAAGACTGCAGTAGCAGGTGGAGCAATATTCGCAGGTAAAATATTATTTGATTTCGCAAAAGAAGCTGTAAATGCAGCTGTTTCGGCTGAAGAAGCTGGGGCAGCTTTTGAAACAACATTTGGATCTGCAGCAGAAAGAGCTACTGCTTTCTTAGAAAGTTTCGCGAATAAAGCAGGTTTGACAGTTGGGGAAGCTCAACAATTACAGGCAACATTAGGTGCGGTTGCACAGGGTATAGGTTTTACACAAGAGGCATCAGCAGATCTTTCAATTGAACTAACAAAAATCGCTGCTGATGTTGCATCTTTTTCAAATATCTCTGCTGGCGCAGAGCCAGTTTTAAATGCATTCAGGTCTGCACTTGTGGGCGAGCGAGAAGCGCTCAAGAGCTATGGCATCGCCATAACCGAAAGCGAAGTGCAAACTAAAGCATTTGAACTTACAACTAAACGATCTGCAGATGAATTAACAAGACAAGATAAAGCATTCGCTACATTAGCTCTTATACAAGAAAAAGCAGCAGTTCAAATAGGAGATCTAGATAGAACATTAGAATCTTTCGCTAACCAATCAAGAGCTGCTGGGGCAGAACTAAGAGAACTGAAAGAAGAAATCGGAGATGAACTAATACCAGCACTTGCAGAAATGTTGCCTTCTTTTAGAGAGTTTGTAGATAATGTAGGCCCAAGTATTGTTGATGCATTTGGAACAATAGCTAATGGTGTTACTACTTTATTTTTAGCATTAGATCGTATTGCAGATACAGATGGTAACTTAATTGATCTTATCTTCAATATGTCAGAACTTGCACAGGAACAAAGAGAATTTAATGAAAGAGTAAAAGCATCAATGCCACTTACAACCGACAGGATAATCAAAGAAGCTTTACTAAATCAAGAAAAAAGGAAATCAAGAAATGAAACAAATTTACAAAGAGCCTCATTTGAAAAGTTTGACAATCAATTAATGAAAAAATCTATTCCAAGTCTAAAAATCTATTTAGAACTTGTAGGACTTTTGACAGCAGATGATGAAGAACTTACAAACGCAGAAGATGATTTAACAGATGCAAGAGAAAGAGTTACA